ATGCTAATACGTTTGTTACAAGGGATGCTCCTTATTCACAAGAGAAGTTTGATAGTTTATCTACCGCTATATATTCTGATTTTGGAATACCTGCCGACCCTGTCAGAGTGTATAACTGGACGGATGCCTACCACGATGGAGCTAAACGAGGGTTAGTTGATCCTGATAAAGAAGTAGGTCCTTGGAGTATTGCACATTTAGCAAAACAATATGCAGGTGAAGGAGACGCTAAAATAGATCCAAACGTAACGGGAGTATTCCCTAGTCAAGACATAAAGGTTTAAATATGGCAAGTGTCACCGATACTGTAGCTTCAACTTTAGCTAGAGAGGCTGCAAAGATAGGAGCTTCTAAAGCATTAGGTAAGCCTATTGATTCAATTGTTGATGCAATAGGAGACTTAGGTGTTGCTGTAATAGGGGACAGGAGTCCAGGTGCATTAGGCAGAGGTACTGAGAGACCTCTTACAGAGAGTGAGTTAAATAATTATGAAATGGCAAAAGGGGATAACAGAGCAATAAAAAGTACATTAGATACAGATACGAGACATGGATTAGCGGGGCGTTTAGGGGAGCGTATATTTGATAAACATTTAACAGATACTGTAAGCGTTTTTAAGTATCCAGGTGACAAAAAAGTAACTAGTCCACCAACAAGTTGGGAAGCTGCACAAAAAGAATATTTTACTCCAGCGGGACGTAATCTTAAGGCTAAATATGCACAAGCATTAGGAGCTACTCCTGAAGAAGCTACGGCACATGCGATGAAGGGTACTCCTTTACCTGGTTTCAGAGGTAAACCTTCTATAAGAGAAGATAATTTTTATTTAGAGGGACATCGTCAAAAGACTTCGGATAATCCAGTTATGGATTTTGCTTATCAACATCCTGAAGCTATAGGACATGCTATTACCTACGGAGCGCCGGTTGCTGCGGGTGCAGTTGCTTTAGGTTTAGGACATTATTTTACTTCAAAGCCTAGATCTGATTATGCTTTAGGTCTTTCTGGTTTAGGGCCAAGTACAGGTAATTCAAACATTGATGCTGCTAGAGCTTCAGCTTATTACCAACAAGAAACTGCTGAGTTAAAATTCCAACATCAGATGGCTTTACAACAGGCACGAGCAGATGCTCAAACCCCAGGTAGACAGAGAGCTGCAGATCCAACTGGCTTACCTCCTTCTCTTGGTGGTGGTAATGCAAGAGATGCTTATCAAATGGCGATGTCGTTAGTTAATACTCCGACCCCTATTTACAAATAATATAATAATAAAAAAGGATAACTAGTCATGGGTTTTGGTAATTTAGGTATTGGTGGTTTAGATAGCTATGGTGTCGGGGATAGATGGGGTTCGGGAAATAGCGGTTTAGATTTTCCATTCTTTGAAGAAGGTGGTTATACAGAATGGGATTCTGATACAGGTGAGACTACATATGGAAGAGTAGGTGACAGTGGATGGGGAGGAACCAATTTTTTAGAAGGTTTTACAAAAGGCTTATTAGGGGGAACATCAGGAGGACAAAGTGGATCATCTACTAGTTCATCTACTACTGACCGTGGTAAAAGTTTTATAGATGCCTTCATAAAAGATAGAGACTTCCGAAACATTGGTCCAGGGATTGCTTATATCGGTCCCGAACAACCCATCGTTTTACCCCCTCCAAACGTTACGAACGTTGTAGGTGGCGGTGGTGCTGGAGGAGGAGGAAGTTCTTCAGGTGGAAGTTCAAGTGGAAGTAAAATTAAGAACGCTATTGCTGGTGGTTTAGCTGGTTTTGCACAAGGAGGCCCAGCCGGAGCAGCTTTAGGAGCATTTAGTGGTTTCCTTTGTGACATAAGAACAAAAACAGACATCTCACCATTAGAGACAACAGAAGTTAATGACGATCTAGCTGAAGTTGCATTCTTTGTTAAGAAGCTCCGTGAGTGCGCTTAGTAAATTAAAACAACTGGAACCTATTCAGTTTAGATATAAAGAAGAAATAGATCCGACACAACCTTTAAGGGCTGGTTTCTCTGCTCAACAAGTACAACAAGTTATACCTGAAGCAGTGAAAGAGGTTAACGGAGTTCTAATGTTGGATTTAAATGTATTAAAAAATTATCTCCGTCTAGCAAGAGAAGAGCTATTGGAATAAATCCCAAGAGTTAGTTAACTTAAAATATTTAGTATATAAGAAATTTCGAGTAGAAAAATGCCTTTACCTGCATTAGCTGCTATTGGAGCAGGGACTTTAAAATATTTACCAGTAATAGGAGCAGTAGGAGGTGCAATACCTGGCTTAAGACAAGGGAATTTAGCTGAAGCAGCTTTAGGAGCAGGAATGGGAGCTGCGACTGGATATGGAGTTGGTGGGGGAGTAGGAGCTTTAACTCAAGGAGGCGTGAGAATGGCAGGTGGTAAAACTGCTCAAGAACTTATTGGTAGAATTGGAATGACGGGATTATCACCAGGTGTACTTCAAAAGACTGCACAAGTAGGAATACCTTTAGCAGGTGGATTAGGAGTCTTCGGAGTATCTGGAGGTCTTTCTGGTCTGGGTGCTGCAGGTGCAAATAGAGGTCTCGGTGCTGGTTCAGGAATTATTGGATACAATGCTGCAACTGGTGAACCGATAACCGCAGCCGGAGCAGCTGTTCCTCCAGGGTTAGGTCAGTTTGGTGGTACCAACATGTACGGCTCTAATCCTTATGACGTAATTGACCCAGCTGGAGCGATGTCAGCAAATCGTCTAATGCAAAGAAAACAAGCTCAACTTATTGCAGACAATATAAATACAATAGCTCCTACTCAGTTGAAGTATGCAGAAGAGACGAAGAGAAGAGATTTAGAAAGACAACTTGCTGCTGCTGGTATTCGTCAGAACATAGTTACACAAGCAAATATGCTTCAGAATGCAAACACTGCTGGGTTAAATATGGGTACAAACGCTATGTCCCAAGTAGGTAACGCTATGACTCAAAACTATAACTACAGCTAATGTTTAATTAGTATGAATTCTTACAACCTTTTGAACCCAAATGCATACTATCCCCCTCCTTATGGGGGAGGTTATATGCCAGGGCAATCTCCATATACGTTGTCTAACTATGGTCTTGGTTCTCCTGGATCGATGTTAACTAATGCTATTCAAAGCACATATATGCCGCAGGCACTACCGATGCCTCAGATAATGCCACAGGGTCTTGATACTAGTTATAGCGGTGTAGGTTTAGGACGTAATGTCAATATAGGGGACTATACAACTTCTCCTGAAGATCAGTTAAAGCCAGGGCAGACAATTGAAAGAGGTGAGATTGTAGGAGAGAATGCACCTCTAGGTCTTCTTGGTGGTCTTGCAGGTTTAACAGATGCAACACTTGGGTTATTAGGGATTAAGACTGATTTAGATCAACGAGGTACTAGACAACCAGGAAAAGTTTCTGTTGCAGGTTTTGGTGGAGAAGCACCTAAAGAGAAGATTGATTGGAATGCCTACACTAATGCATTAAGAGTAGGTGGAAGAGGTGAAAATATTGGTGGTGCTGTACCTACGCCACAAGAGCAGATGGAAAGGCTTGCTTTTGAACAGCGTGATTTCAATGCTCGACGTCCCATGTATCAACAGATGTTAGGTGACGCTAGGAGAAGTAATGTTGCGACTTACCAAGCTATGCAGTCTGCTGCTCTTCCTTTCTTACAGTGGGCGTCAAATCAAGCTCCTGCTGTACAAAGTAGGATGGCTGGTGCTTTTAAGAATCAGCTTGCAGATAGGGCTGGTGCTGCAGCAATGATGACTGCCGCAGGTAACGCTCTTAAGCAACCAAGAGCTTTCGGGCGACCTGGCACTCCAGCTGCTTTATCCTAAACTAATATTTAGAGGTATTTAAAACAATGTCAGACGGCGCATCTTACGGACAAGACGAAGAAGCTAAGATTGCTCAAGCAGCAACTTATAATAGAAATGAAAGAGATTTTCGTGACCAAGCAGCTCAATTTGATCTGGGGCGTGAGTATTATGCTGACGCACTTAACACACTTGGACAAGGTACTGGTAATCTTACGTCTGAGACTGAAGATCTAAAAACTACTTTCCTACCAAGTCAAGGTTTTGGTGAACAGGCTCTTAATGTAGAAAGAGTTGCAGATGCCAATATTCTTTGGGCGCAAACTCAGGCTGCGTTAGATCGTATAAATCAAGAACGATACACTGACTTAGATATAGAACGTGCAGGTGCAGTTGGAGCTGAAACTCGTTTAGGACAAAAGGTAGGAGGACAAGAGGAGCGAGCCATTAGAGCTGAACAAGGAGCACAAGACCGAGCAAAGTTGCGTGTTGAAGGTCAAGAGAATCGAGGAATTGCGGCAGAGACTGGTCAACAAGAACGTGCTGGTATGAGGGTTCTTGGTCAAGAAGATCGTGCAAGAACAGCGGAAGAAGGTTCTCAAAACCGTGCGACTCAAAGAGTTCTAGGGCAAGAGGACAGAGGCCGTATAGCAGAAGAAGGATCACAGACTCGTGCTTCTAGAAGAGTTGAAGGTCAGGAAGTCAGAGAAACTGACTTGCAAAGAGAACAATTCCGTAGATATAAAGAGGCAAGGGATTATGATCAAGCACAGTCGCTTTATCGAGCATGATTAAATGGATTGACGGTTTAACTGATAAAGACCGTGAATCCTTTCTAGCTTTTTGTAAAAGAACTGCTACTCCTATACAAATTTATTTATACGCTCGTTTTCTTGGGTTTACAGGAAGCATTGTTGATTGCGATAAATGGTCACAGAAAAAATTTCATAAACGCAATTTTAATGAAGTTTTAGAGACCGAAATTGACTCAATGCAGCAAGATATTGCGAAGTTGAGAGATGCAATTGACATGGGCATGGTTAAACAAGATATGGGTACAGCTCGAATTGCTATGCTTCAAAAAGAATTACGTGGAGCAATAAAGCAGATAGGAGATGAAAAGGTATTACTTGACAAACAAGGTTTAATACTTGCTGGTGCAGATAGAGCTTTGAGAGAGATGTTAACTATTTTCCGAGATGATCCTATAGAAGGACCTCTTCAAGAAGCTTCGATGGGAGTTTGGACAAAAATATTACAGGAAGAATCTTAGACATTATTACGCTATGCTACCTGCATGGCAGGAACTAGTATTTACAGTGTTTACAGACGCACTGCACGAGCAGCGGCGAAGCAGCACGTTGTTAAAAAGACATCAAGCATTGATGTCGAAAAAGCAAGAAAGGATTTTGCCTATTTTTGTGACGTTGTAGGAGATAAACCTCCAGCTAAACATCATAGAGAATGGCATCGTTATTTATGCACTGGTAAAGATAGTGAGTGTTTAGTAGGTATCGGTGGACCCAACATAGATATTTTAGCTCCAAGAGGTAGTGCAAAGTCTACGATTTTAGGTTTATATACGGCTTGGTCAGTTGGTATTCATGCTCTTAAAAAGCAACCATTAAAAGTACTTTATATTTCATATACAGTTGATGTTGCTAGACCAAAAAGTGCTGCAATTAAAAGAATAATTGAAGAAAGTAAGGCATATAAAGAGGTTTTTCCTATGGTAAAAATTGCTAAAGGAATAAATTCAAACGAATATTGGAGTATTGATTGGAAATTTGCTGGAATCAAATCTACTGGTGAAGAAGAGTTTACTGTTTGTTGTGCAGGATTAAAAGGTGCTGTGACATCTAAACGTTCACATCTTTGTATTATTGATGACGCAATTAAAAGTGCGGATGATATTAAGAACAGAGATATTCGTCAGGCCATGCAAGATAACTGGAATTCAGTTATTGTCCCGACTATGTTTGAAGGTGGTAGAGCTATTTGTTTAGGTACACGCTTTCGACACGATGACATACATAACAGTACTTTTACTCCAGCAAATGATTGGGTTCAAATCGTACAATCTGCGATAACAGTTGATAAAAATGGCGAAGAGATTTCATATTGGCCAGATATGTGGTCTTTAGATTATTTAAGAGATCGTAGAAGACAGGCTCCAATAGCTTTTAGTTTTCAATATCAGAATCAAATTATTCAAACTAGCGAGTTATCTTTATCACCAGATTTGATTGTTAAAGGAACCATATCAACTAATTTTGATTCATTAGGAATAGGAGTTGATTTGTCTGCAGGTGTTCGTGAACAGAATGACTATACAGTTTTTGTTATGGGTGGACGAGTTGGAAATAAGATACATATTATTGATTGCAAGAGATTAAGAATAATGGGTAATTTAGAAAAATTAGATGCATTGATGGAAATGATGGAGGAATGGGGAGTTATTCACAAAGATGGTAAGAATTATTTTCCTACAGGAAGTTCCATACATGTATGGTCCGAAGCTGTTGCTTATCAGGCTTCTTTAGAAGCTGATTTTAAACGTATTTGTTTAGGTGAACAGGGTTTATACAATGTTCTTTGGCATCCTGTAAAAGGTTTTAGAGGAGATAAAGTTGCACGTTTCAGAGGTATTATGGGTTTATTTGAACAGCGAAATATTATTTTTAATAAGTACCGTAAATTTACAAATTTAAAAGATGAAATTATTAATTTTGGAGTAAGTTCCCATGATGACTGTGTTGATGCTTTAGTTTGGCTGTGTAATGGATTGATGACCAGAGGAAAACTAGAGTTAGAGTATTGACGATTTAAACTGGAGATACACCATTCCAATGTCACCTACTTATTACACTGTTGAACTTGAGCAAGATGCTTACGGTTCTGCTGTTATTCCTCTTACCGACGAACTTTGCCATGACTTGGCGATACAGCCTAATGAAAGGTTTGAAGTTGAGGTAGAGGATGATGTTATCACTTTGAAACGTCTCCACGCTGGTTATGACATTGAAGAATAGATCAAACTCTAAACACTCATGAGTGATAATAATAGCCATTCTGCACTTGATGATATTGTCAAGGCAGTCATAAATAGAGATGGTACTGGACCAGCAGATACGATGCTGGTTAACGCACATCTATCCCAGATGAAAATGTTTGGGATTAGGCAGGGTGTGGAGTTTTTCCCTCAACAGGATAATTTTGGAACTCAACGTTTTGATTTTATTCAACAGGTAATTAAATTCAATAAATTAGATGCAAGGCTAGATTCAATTTGGGATAGATTTTTAGCTTATGGTAAGGGTTTATTTTATATAAGACCTACAAATAAGACTTACAGAATTTATTGGTTTGATAAAGATGCTTATCGTACATATTATTCACCGGAGGGAGATTTAGAAGAAGTAATCATCATCTATCAATATAAAGTTAGAGCAAAGAGGGGTATACAAGCCAATATTGGTCTTAATACAGATAAACGTTATATGCGTTTACGTATTACTGCTGATGAAATTGAAGAGTTTCATAGTGAACAAGAGATCTCTTTTGATCAAGAGTTTGCTGAAGTAGGGATGCTTGATAAGAAGATAGTTGAGAACACTATGGAGTTCATACCATGTGTTGAAGTCTTTAATAATCCTGATGCTTTTGGTACTGACGGCTCTGGTGAATTTGATTGGTTATCTAATCAAATCATTGCTCATGATGAGATGGTTAAAAACATTAGAGCAAACTTATCTTTCTTTGGTAATCCAACTCTTTTATCCTCTCGACCTAAGCAAGATATAACTGAAACAGCAGAAGATGGTTCTGTTCAAAGACCTAGTATTTCGAGTCAATCTGGTTTTCAATCAGATTTTTCCTTATCTAGTTCTACTTTTAAACAAGATCCTACAACTAGAAATCAACCTGGCTATATAGGACGTCCTGGTAGTGGTTTAAGAGTTCCTCGTGTTATTGCAAATTTAGAGGCAACAGATAGAGTTTCTTTTATAACTCCTAATGCAGTTAGTCCTGATCAAGCTCGTTATACAGAACAGTTGAGGAGTGAAATACGCCTAGCTTTAGGGGGTATTGATGACTTAAGTATTACAAACGTAACTGCTACAGAAATAAAATCTGCGTATGGTCGAGTTAGTGCGACAGCGAAGAAAAAGTGTTTACAGTTATATACCTATGGTATTTGTAAGTGTTTTGAATTAATACTGTTCCAAGAAGAACAGATATTTAAGAAGTCATTGGCTTATGTTTCTGGAATTAAATATCCATTGTTACCAGAGGATGTTAATGATGAGAAACAGATGGAAAAATACGAAAAAGGTAAAATTAATTATGAGCGTAAATTACAACAAGCAGTAGATACCGCACTAGAGAATGGAGATGTGCCTGATGGTGTAGTAGGTCTAGCGCCTGATGGAGATAGGACGGTTATATGGCGTTGGATGGGACCTGTTTATGAGGATACTCCAGCAGATAAATTAAACCAATCTATCTTCACACGAAACCTCCAAGAATTAGGCGTTGATAGCATAGAAGCACTGAAGTACTTATTTCCTTCAAAAACGGATGACGAAATTGCCGGAATGCTTTCTGGTTTTCCATTCCGTGTTGTAGGTGAAGTACAAAGGGCATACTCTTCATTTATTGATTTAATCAATCAAGAGATGAGAACGCCACATCCGCAGCAACCGAACTTACCGATGGCTGCCGATCCGAGACTTGATCTCACTCCATTTTTATATCGAACTTTAGAATCTCTCCAGAAGGAAGTTACTTATGCAGGACGCTACCGTAGCGCCGACCCAATCGGCACCCCAACCATCCCAGACCCAGCCGATCAGCTCCGTGGCTCCGGTGGCTCAATCAGCGGCTCAGGCTCCCGTGGTAGGGACAACTCCGCAGTGGGTGGCAACAACTCAGCCAATGACAGCGCCAGTGCCACAAGTGCAAGCGCAGATGGGGGTCCAACCAACCCAGTACAGCCCTACACCGTCAAGCTACCAGCCATCCCAGGCAACCCCACAACAGGACAATCCTTACAAGGAAGCGTTCAACAAGGTAGTGGGTCTCCTGAGTTCTCCAGTCCAATTCCCGTTCCAGGGTCAACAGTCGAGTCAGACTCCAGCAGCAGGCCAGGCCAATTACGCATCCCAAGGAACAACCCAATACAGCAATCCGGCAGCGCAGATCTCTACGCCTGGGATCAACAACAGCCAGGGCTTCTCCAACGTCTCTTCCCAAACATCTCCGGAGGTGACAACACAGCAGCTCAAAGCAAGCGGGGTAAGCGACGCTAGTCTTCAAGTAATTGATCATTTTGGTGCAGATGCTCCTGCAGTACTTAACGAATACGCTGTTAAAGTTGAAGATGCATTAGTAAATACTAATCAGCAGTTAACTAAGTCAATTAGCTTATTAAAGGCACTAAACAATGAGCATAAAGCATATACAAAAATCCTTACTAATCCAAACGTCTTAGCTGATTACACTACTAAGTTCTTTGGTCCAAAAGGTCCATATCCAGTACAGAAAGCTGCTCCTTCTGGGCAAGCAAGACCTGCTTCTCCACAAGCACAGCAAGAAGCCTTAAGGGCAAGAGCTGCCGCTGGTCAGAGACCTGCAGCCCCTGCACCACGTCGTCCTGAAATGCCTGTTCCTCCACAGCCCCAAGCTAAGGGAAATCCTACAACTTTCTGGAACAACTTCGGTCAAGCCGCTGACAGAGATCCACAGAATGCTTGGAAGTACTTAACTGCTGCTCAGCAGAATCCTGAGATCTTCCGTCAGAAGCTCTTGGTAATGGAATAATTTAATTATTAAATGGGGGTAGTTTTTCTACCCCTACTTTATTTTTTTTGATCAAATGAACGACGCTAAAGCATTACAAGCATTATTAATGGCTCAAGAAGCACAGCGGATGATGAACGCACCTGCTTCTCAATCCACATTGCAGCCTCGTGGACCTGAAATGGGAGCTATAGGTCACCCTAATGGACCTGTTCCTCCAGCTCAATATCAACCTTTTAATAGAGTTTAATTACAGCTCGACTTATATAACCTGTTTGTTAAGTATTGGTATAATTGTTTTAATGGAATTTATTTTCCAGTTCTAGCGGATATTTTTCCGCAGGTATCAACAGCTTTGTGCTGTATATCCAAAACGTCTAATGTTTATAGATAACGATTTCCCGAAACTTCTCGGTGCGGAATTGTATCGTCCCCATCCTGCGTATATCGTGGAAATGGCTGCAGAACCTGTAGTCGTACATGATTTTACAAAGCAGCCTGGTCAGACCGTACAGTTAGACCGCTACAGATTCTTCGGCAATCCTGGAACAAAGACTAGCCGTGAGCGTACTCAGGATCAAACCATAGGTACAGCAAACAGCAGATCTATTGTCAAGGACAAGGTTCTTGTATCTCTTCGTGAGTACACAGGTCCAGCCGATCCAAATAACACAAATCTTCCTAGCACCTTTAAGATTGCTAGAGAGACCTTGATGACAGCACAGCGTTTGCTGCTTGATACTGGGAACCTTAATATGTTCCATCAGTCAATCGGTAGTTTAACTCTGTTAGATGACTACCGCCGTTGGCGTGACAGAGTCTTTATTGATGAACTCTTTAAGAGTGAGTCAAGAGGCCAGTCTTCAGATTCTCAAGGTGGCTATTACTATCCAAATGGTAAAGCTAAAACTAACTCAACAACACTAACTACTTATACAGCTACAGAATATGCTTCTGAGCGTTTCAAGTTCAATGTAAAAACTGACTTGCTTGAAGTAGTTAAGAGCCTACGTAAGCGTCACGTACCTG